TAAGCAGATTAAAAGTACCTACCTATTGGAATTCTATTCCAGAAAATGATTGGAAGAAATATGCTTTAGGCAGAGCTATGTTAGTGTCTCGAATGATTGAAGATTGTACAATGAATGTTTATAATAAACATCACCTTTTAGGTGCAACTCTTCCAAGAGAGTTTAGTTTATATATTGATAATGATGTTTCGGAATACATTACATCCATTGACACCTCTAATCCTATTGTTGCAGGTCTTTTGAATAAGAGGTATGAAGAAAATTATGGTCTTCAAGAAAAGTGGTCGGTAAAATTAGTCGATTTTATCGAAACGGAACCTAATTACCACCAACTAAAAGACATTCTTTTTAATGTAGGAATGTTTCGAAAGTATATTGAAAAAACACAAAAAAACGGTATAATTTAAATATGAAAATAGCTATCTCAGGCGCACACTGTACAGGTAAGACTACATTAGTTAATGCTCTAAAAGATTCAGGAAAATACGATAATTTTATTTTTAGAAGTAATCTTTTAAGAGGATTGAAAGAATTGGGTATTCCTATTAATGAATTAGGAAATACTACCACACAATTATATGTGATGACTAAATTTTATGAATTTCTTCATACACCAGGAAATGCTATTTTAGATCGTTGTATATTGGATGGCATGGCTTATACTATGTATTTCTATCCAGAAATGTCTGAAAATATGCAATCAGCATTTGAGAGAATATTTGAAGAAATTATTTTTAAATATGACGCTATCTGTTATGTGGAACCTGAATTGGATCTAATTGATGATGGAGTTCGATCAATAGATAAAAATTTTTATGATCAAGTGGTTTTAAATTTTGAAATTCTTATTGATGAATACAATATTCCAGTTCATCGTATTTCAGGCTCTGTTGAAAAAAGAGTTAAACAAGTAAACAAAATTATCAAATCCCTTAAAGAAACAAAAAATTGTGGTTTTGAACTTTAATTTTTTGTGGAATTTAAAAAATAAGAATATAAATTTAAAACATGGAAACAAAAACAAACCTAATCGTATTCTTTGATTCAGTAGGACGTACTGTAATCGGAGAAAAACTAGATACAGAATCGAACGAAAACATCCTTGCAGTTAAAAATCCTGCAGTTGTTCACATTTCACCAAATCCACAATCAGGACAATTGACTCTACAAATTCTTCCTCTTTTCTTTAAGGAATTTTTGGCAGATAAAAATTCATCAACTACATGGCTGTATAAGAAAGACTCAATTACAGAAAGTAAAGATGTAGTTTTTGACTTTAAACTACAAGCCCAATATCAACAACTTTTTGTTAATACACCACCACAACCACAAGGTTCTCCAGATGTGGTAAAGTTGTTTGACGAAGAATAAAAAAATAATTAAACAATTAAAAAGGTCTTTGAAAGAAATATTCAAAGACCTTTTTTTATTTGTAGATTTATATAAAAAATAGTTTATTATATTACTTGCTATGCCAAAAAATGAATTAGACTCACTTAAAGATATCTTTAAATCCGTAGACGCACTTAACCCAGATGCAGATATTCTTGATGCATCAACATTATCTTCAGCAGAAGATTGGATTGATACAGGATCTTATGCATTAAATGCTATTATTAGCGGTTCTATGTATAAAGGTATTCCTTCTGGTAGAATTACAGGATTTGCTGGTCCGAGTATGGCTGGTAAAACTCTTATCATGAATAAGATTATGGCTAATGCTCAGAAGAAAGGTTATATTCCAGTTATTTGGGATTCTGAGGTAGCTGTGGATAAAAAGAGTGCCGAGAATGTAGGTATGGATACTTCAAAAGTAAAATACTATCCAGTAGAAACCATCGAAGATTGCAGAAACCAAATGTGTACGTTTTTGGATAATGTTATTAAAGCCAGGGAATCCAATTCTGATTTGAAATTTATTGCTACTATTGATTCATTGGGTAACCTAGCTTCTGCTAAAGAAATCAAAGATGCAGCTGCAGGTAAAGAAGCAGCAGATGTGGGTCAGAGAGCTAAAGCTATTAAATCCATGATGCGTGTTTTAACATATAAAGCCGCTAAAGCTAAAGTACCAATTCTCTTTTCTAATCACGTTTATGAAGGAATGGAGATGTTTCCAACATTGGTTAAAAACCAATCTGGAGGTAAAGGGCCGATTTATCTTGCTTCTGTGTTAGTTCAATTAAGCACACGTAATGAAAAAACAGCAGATAATCCAGAAGAACAATCTGTAGCTATTGCACATAATATTTCTGGTGTTACTCTTGGGGCACTAACAGTAAAAAATCGTTTTGTTCCTAATTATTTGAAAACAGAACTTTATCTTAATTTCAAATCAGGTCTTAATAAACATGCAGGTCTCTTTGAAATCGCTGAAGCATTCAAGGTTATTGAAAAACCTGGAAGGACTGTAATGTATAAAGGAGAAAGTTTAGGTTATCGTAAAGATCTTGAAAAGAGTGCTGAATTTTGGGAAAAAATTATGCCAGATTTGGAAACCGCTTTACAAGAAAATTTATGTTACGGTAAAAGTTCAACTAGTGATATCGAAGAAGAAATTGATAATATCGAATAATGCATTCTGAATCCAAATTAGACCTGGATTACTACGAAAATATTATTCTTTTCAATTCTCTTTTAAGTCAAGAATACTTGGCTTCTATTGTAGAACACGTAGATATATCCTATTTTAACGACAAGAGTATTAAAATAGTCTTTAAATCTATTTTAAACTTTTTTAAAGAAAGGGGTACTGTTCCTTCTTTAACAGAAATTAAAACACGCTTAACTTTAGATGAAGAGAAAAAATCATTTAATGAAATTGCAGCCAGACTTAAACAAATAGATTCTAAGTTTAATAAAGACGAATTACTTTCTAATACTGAAAGATTCTTAAAAGAAAGATGTCTTTATAATACCATTGTAAATACTGCTGAAAAATTCTCTCACGGTAAGGTAGATCCTGGAGAAACCTTACAAGAATTTGAAAAAGCTTATGCAATTAATCTCAGAGAAGATTTAGGTCATTGGTACTTTGAAGAGGTAGATGAACACATTAAAGAATTAACCACCATTTATAAAGCGATTCCAACTGGATGGAAATTTATTGATGATAAATGTGAAGGGGGGTTATTTCCTAAAACACTTACAGTATTTGCAGGACAAGTCAATGTGGGTAAATCTATATTTTTGGGTAATTTAGCAGCCAACATGACTTTGTCAGAAAAAAATACGTTATTGATTTCTCTAGAAATGTCTGAGTTCATGTATGCCAAACGTATTTCCTCGCAACTAACACAAATACCTCACAATAAACTTAAAGAATACACACCAGAACTCAAAGAACAACTTTTACACATTCAAAGAAATCTTAACAGCAAACTAATTGTTAAAGAGTATGCACCAAAGTCGGTAACTACTAGGCATATTGATGCTTATATCACTAAATTAGGCCATAAAGGTTTTAAACCAGATATTGTCATTATTGATTATATCAATCTCATTTTACCGACAACTAAGGGTCAAAATTCTTATACTGATGTTAAGGAAATATCAGAACAACTTAGAGCTTTATCTTTTAAACATAACATACCTTTTGTTTCAGCGACTCAATTGCAAAGAGGATCTTTTAATACTGCTTCTCCTGGTATGGAAGGTATAGCAGAATCGATAGGTTTAGCGAATACTTGTGACTGCATATTTTCTATTTGGCAAGCAGAGGAAGACAGAGAATTGGGTGTTATAAACTTAGGCATGTCTAAAAATCGTTTCGGTCCTAACTTTGGACAAACGTCATTTAAATGTAACTATGAGACATTAACATTAAAAGAAGTCAATCCAGATCACTTTGAAGTAGAAGATCCTCAAAGTGCATTAAATGAAGCTTCGAGCGCCCTTCAAAAATTGACAAACTAAAACCCCTTAGGTAAATAACTTTACCTATAAATGTTTAATGAAAAAATATTAGATGACTTTATTAGTAGAAATGATCCACTAAGTCAAATATGCACAAAAGAATATATTTTGGGGGTATTTAAATTTGGAGCATTTTTGTCTATCATTAAAAATAAAAAAATTAATCCCTCTGGTCTTTTTACCTCTATTTTAGAAAATAAAGATTTAAGAGATATTTTTATTCATGTTACACATTCAGAAAATATGAATGAGGCTTTATTAGGTCTGTTGCAACTTTATCCTTCTCTGTTAAAATCAAAGAATACTAAACGACTATTTAAAAAATCTTTGATGTGACTAATTTAGAAACAAGAATTTACAACACACATTTAGCAATTTCGAGATCTTTAAGAAACAAACCTTTCAAGATTAAAAAGTCTTTTGAAGGATTTGAAGAAGATGCTAGGTATGTAGCAATAAAAAGATTGTCTAACTTCTTTGGTAGATATCCTGATATTGATATGGCTACCTATTTTAAAGCACCTTATAAACTTTATACTGATGTAGAATATTTTGATTTAAATTATTTTGCATCCCCTAGAGCGATTAAATCTTACACCATTTATAAACAATTACTCACAAAGACATCTCCTGACAGTCAGTATGAAGCTGTGAAAGAATCTTTATTGTTTATTTCTAAATTTTGTATTCAAAATAAAATCCAATTACATGATTATTTACAATACAAAGAAAATGGTTCAGAAAATGCTTGGACTTATCATATTAAAAAGAATCAAATTAATCCTTATTCTTTAATGGAATTTGATAATGTTTCCTCATACATAAATGAAATGGCTGAAGATACTAAAGAATTCTTTTTAGGCGATTTCGGGAAAAACTTTCTAGATTACCGACAAAAGTATATCAATTCTGAAAAACTTCGCCCTTTTTTAACAAAGGCTTTTATCAAATTAAAACTTTTTATTGATAAAAACATTTGACAATCCTTCAACCTCATATACAATTAAAAATCTAATCAACCTAATCTAATATTATGACATTCACAAAAAACATGTTTGACGCTATTAAAACCTCTCTTAACAATAAGAACGGAGAAAGTTCTTTTAAAGAGATTATGAAATTCGAATCAGGTAAGACTTACCTAGTCCGTTTGATTCCTAATGTAATTGAACCTAAGAATACCATCTTTCATTACTATCACCACTCTTGGAAGAGTCTCTCAAATGGTCAATTTGTTACAACACTCTGTCCTACAACTTATGGAGAATCATGTCCTATTGATTCTTATGTTCTTAAAACCTACAACACAGGAACTCCAGAAGAGAAATCAAAACTCAAAGAAATTTCTCGCAAAGAAAATTGGATGGTTAACGCATATGTTATTTCAGATCCAACTAATCCTGAGAATGAAGGTAAAGTTAAAGTAATTCGTTACGGTAAAGAATTGGCTAAAATTATCAACAACGCTATCGACGGAGATGATGCTGATGAATTTGGTGTTAAAATCTTTGATTTGATGGACGGTTGCACATTTAAAATCAAATGTGAATCTCGCTCAGCTAATTTTGGTGGAGCTAATCGTATGTTGACTACCTATGTTTCATCTAAGTTTATGTCTCCTTCTAAATTGGAAGGAATGGATCAAAAGAAATTGGATGAAATTTATAATGGTGTTCACGACCTCAATAAATTCTTTAAACCTAAGACACAAGCTGAGTTGCAACGTATGCTTGATCAACATTACTTCTGTATTTCTGATGTAGTAGAAGAACCTACAGTAGATGATGACGATGTAGATGATACACCTGTTGTTAAAAAAGAAAATGCTAAGAATGAAGCTTTGGATAGTATTTTTGAAGGAATTAAAGAAAGTTCAGAAATTCCAGAAAAAACTCCTGAAGTAGCAAAGACAACTAATGTATCTGAAGATGATACAGATGCTAAACTCAAAGAACTTCTTGCGGGTCTCTAATTTTTATAATATATGATTCACTCTAACGGTAATATCGCTTATACAGAAGACGAAAAGAAGATTCGAATTGAAGAAGCTTCTAAACACTTTGGATCATTCATGGAAGCATTGGGATTTGATTATAAGTCAGATCCCAATGCACAAGATACTCCTCATCGAGTATCAAAAGCTTATATGAATGAACTCTTATTTGGTTGTTTTAGTAATCAACCAAAGATTACAGCATTTGATAATGTAGACAAATATGATGGTATGGTTTGCCAAACCAATATTAAAGTTGTTAGTTTGTGTGCCCATCACTGGTTGCCATTTACTGGTGTAGCACATGTTGCTTATATTCCATCACAAGATGGAAAAGTTATTGGTCTTTCTAAATTGAATCGTATTGTGGATTGGTTTGCTCGTAGAGCACAAGTCCAAGAAAATCTAACAATGCAAATTCATAGTTATGTTGATAAGGTTTGTGAAAACAATAAAGGTGTTGCTGTTCTTTTAGAAGCAGGACATACCTGTTGTTCTAATCGTGGTATTGGTCATAATAGTAATATGAAAACAGCTAAGATGACTGGTGTATTTCTTGACAATAATAATAATGCTCGAGCAGAATTTTACAAATTTGTAGAATTTGCTAAGAATAACCCTTCATAAAATATGAGTGAATCCTTTGAAGACCAATTAGCAACAGCTTTTGTTGCTAAAATGGCAGGTATGACTCTAAAGTCTGTAGATGATAGTACTATTCAACGATCAGGAGCACCTGCTACTAGAATAGATCCTGCTTCTTTTTTAACTGCTATTCAAGATAGAAAAAAACAAGAACAACAAAGACAGGCAGACGAATTGAATAAAATCGCAGAACAAATGTATCCTCTACCTCAACCTATTCAACCTTTACCACCAATTGAACCTCTACCCCCTCTTGAACCATTGCCACCTTCACCTGTTCAAATTGTTGACAAATCTGTGACAACCTCTGAACTAGTGGAAGTATTGAAATCTATTGATAGCTCTATTAAAGAACTCGTCAATCATTTTAAGCAAACTTGATAATCCTAAATTTTATACTATTCTTAAAGAATAATGTCTAAAGAAATTACACTAAACAAAGAAATATTTGTTCAAAAGTTTTTATTACCAATTAGTAAATTAGCTGATAATGTTTCTTTAATTCCTAAAGATGATATTCTTTTTGCTGTATGTGCTTCTCAAGATGGAAGTATAGTTCTTTTAGCGACACTCAAAACCGATACAGATCTTTCAGAGCTCTCCAGATTAAATCTTCCAGATGTAAAAAAATTTGTACGACTTTTAGATTGCGTGGAAGAAAATAATTTAAAAATCACCATTGAGGATAATCATATCAAATATTTGACTCCACAATTTAAATTCAATTATTTTCTTTTAGAAGATAGTTACATGCAAAAATGTCCGGTTAATCCTGATAAGATTAATCAATTAAAATATGATTCTGAATTTAACCTGTCGAATATAAAATTTGCGGAAGTTTTAAGAGGAAGTTCGATTGCAACAGACTCTGATAAACTTTATTTTTATACTAAAGACGATCAGGTTTTTGCTGAATTAAATGATTACGAAAGACAGAATATTAATAACCTCACTTATTTAGTAACAGAATCATTTGAAGGAGAACCTATCAAAAATGCTCTTCCTTTGAATTTGGAAAATATTCGTTTACTGGCAGGATTGAGGGTAGATTCATTTAAAGTAAAAATTAATAACTCTTTAAAAGTTACTTTATTTGAATGTAAAGATAATGAAGTTTGTGTAAAATTTATTATCTCTGCTCTTGTAAAATAATTCTTACACTAATAAATTAGTGTATGGCAAATAAACTAACTACGCTTGGTTACACATTAAAGAGATTAAGAGATTCCGGTTACTATGCTTACAAGCTTTATACCGACTATAGTCAAATTGATCCTAGAGCTTGGACAATTGTTATTGATCCAAAAGTTTCCTCTGTTTTCTGTACCTGTTATGTTAATGATCCTTTTTTAGATGAAACCTACTTTGAACTCTACGATGGTGGTCAATTTATCCCAGGCCGTTTGAAACTCAAAACTAGTTCATTTGAAGTTTTAGTAGAACATTTAGTAAAATATAACATTAACAATAAAGCTCCTGATTACAATGATAAAGCAAAAAAAGATAAGTAATGTCATGGCTGAAAAAAAGAAAGCAGCCTCTAAAAGGACTGTAAAGAAAAAAACAGTAACTTCAGAGCTTGATAATGCGAAAAGTATCGATCCATCTCGTTTGGAAGATACTATTCAAATCGAAGATTTAATTAAACAAGCTTTCTTGCGTTTTTATAATACAGCATACACTAATAAAGCAAAAGAAAAAGATTTAGAACATCTCAACCTAATCATGGAAGAGTATCTTAATTG